CAAAAAATGAACACAAAAGGTTTTTTGGTGAAAAGAGGGTATTGATGTATGTAGATATTGGTACTCAGTCAGGTAGCTGCCCAGGATCCAGTAGCAGCACTAACCTACATAAATAACCCTTAGAGAGCAAGCTAGCAATCATGTACAGCTATGGTATGGAGAAAATAATTGAGAAAGGCCCCCTCGGACGAGAAACTAGTTGGGGGACCTTTGCACTTGAAACAGCTCGATTGCCAGCTTCTCTATGGCATGATAGTCAATTGGAGACTATTAAGATGCCTGAAATTTTGAATTATGGAGTTCCTCTTGAACCAGAGCAGTCGATAATGGCTCTAGAAATGCTGTTGAATCCTACACCACCAAAGATATTGCTTGATAATGTTGGACTACTGTTGGCTGAGCTAGCCGTACGAGCATGCCGGGTTCCACTCAAAATGCAGGAAATGCTGTTTTGTGAAGAAATTCATCGTCAGGCCCCATATAAGCACTTGGTGGACAGCCCATGTCAATTGGACTGGAATCGTTTGCTGCGCTTGCCACCAGTGACGCCTAAAGCCGCCACACAGCAAGCTAGTGGCGGACAAGTAGCAGAAGCAGATCCACAGCCCAGTGCAGCTAGACCAGTGGAGTTAGACGAGTCAATAAAGTATTCAGGCCACATAGAGCTGAGCCCAAATGCAGCAGATGTTGTGCAAATACTCCGTGAGGAGTTAAAGGGGCCCCTTGGTGTGCCTGTACTCGTCGGGGCATATATCGGATATTGGGCCTTATGCTGCCTGCGTGCAGTTTCAAAATCAGAAGGTAATATTACAGCACACATGGGAGCCAAATATCATGACAATTTTAAAACATTGTATCAGCCGGAGCATAAATTGCCTATCATACCGTTGACACAGAGCTTCTTCAATAACTTGATTACGCATTTTAGTGCAAGAGTAACAGCAGCCGCATCGATCATTTATGAATGTGTGACAGCTCAATGGTACTATTTGAATCGGGATAAGAACACACAGGCTGTTGGAGCGTTACGTAGTGCTGTCACTCAGAATGCATCTTTCCACGGCTTGCAAATGTTCAACTTTTTCCAGAGGGTTGCGGAGCTGTATAATTTGCCGATATATCAGATTGTGAGAGAACTGTGGGCTCACCCTTACATTCCCAGTCTGATTCATATGTTAGGTGCTCATATAGCATACATCCACAAGCCAGATGAGAGAGCAGCTGTAGCCAAAGAGTTTGGGTTCAAGCTTACTGCCGAGGAGTTGAAAGCTCCAAGATCCATTTACTGGAGCTTCGCTCGGTACTTTGACAGCACTGTTTTGGCGCAACTGAACTGTAGAGAATGTCCAGAATTAGCTGTGACATTGGCGATGCTGATTGATGCACAAGAATCAAATGAGGAATCAAAAAGCAGAATCATCGGGAACTATCGCTTCCCGCCCATTGATGACGATAAGATATTCCGTTGTGCTGCAGTGGCCTTGGAGTTTATCACTAGATCACAGGGCCAACACTGGCGTGGCGCTGATGATCCCACGTTCACTGGTGCATCCGCCAAAGCCGGAGTGGATTACAAGGGACGCGCCATCGGTGGCCTGTCTGACGAAAGTATCCGACAACAACGTATCGAGGCAATAGTGGTGAAAGCACGAAAGTTCGTGACCACAAGTACCACTGCTTCGAGCAATCCACCTCCAATGCCGCCACGTCCTCTGCCCTCTGTCTCTGCAACGCTGGATCAATCCAGTGCCCCGCAGGATGCAACAGCTGAACAGAGGCCGTCGATCCCATCGCATACCCAAACGGCGGGCACGGTACAAGTGGCTCCCGGAGCAATGCCTCCTGGCACTAGCCACACGGGAGAGCCTGCCGCTGGCGGCGCAAAGCTTCCCGCATTTGCTGCCTATTTGGCTAAGAAGCCTTAAACGGGCAATCTGTTCATTACACTTGCATTTATCATTCGCTCACTTATTGTTGTTTAACAGTGTTCTTTTTTATTTGTGCTTTCCCATTTTTGTACTGGTTCTAGCTATATAGAAAAACTTAGAGATCAGCTAGTAGTTGTTGAAGCTGTATATTTGTGAGACTGACGTAAAATACAACTATGGCTGATAGGTCCGAGGATAACGAACCCCAATGGGCCAGAATGTCAGATGAGATGCAATTGACAGCGAGCAGAACATATGAATTGTCAATGGCACAAGAAGGGATCCCAGTGGGTGACGATTTTAGTGACGCTCCGTCGCACCAATCTGAGTCAATGCACACTGCAGAGAGCACTGGGTTTTCTACTGCCGAGCCCATTCTCGCAGCCGGTCTCCAACGGACAGAGGGAGGAGAGTTCACCCCATCAGAGCACACAGAAGAGACTACCGACCCAGGAATACAGGAGACAGATACGTCAACTATAACCGCTTCAGCTGTACGTCGGTCATTGAGCACTCCACAGGTCTTGCACAAGTCATCTCGATCCCGGGGCGCCTCTGATTCATCAGAGGAAGACTCGGAAATTGGAGAGGAGAAGTTTTGTGACTCATTTTTGGACACAATGCGTTATACAGGAGTTCACTTGCTTGGGTATCAAAAGAACCAAGCGGAGTCAACTGCAAAACAGATTTATCGCTACTGCCCAAAAAAGGTCCAATCCATATTAAACTGGGGACTCGACCTTATAGTGCGAACTCTCCCATTCAAGATCACAGTAGAGACTGACAAACAGGCAGATAGCTTGCGTCGATCAATCGGGGAAACACAAGTTGTGCTAAAAGAGCATCAGATCCTGGCTGAAAAATATGCTGAATCTCAGCAAAATTTGTTGGATCAAATGAAAGCAATCCAGCTAGATCTAGTGCATCAAATTGGTCAAGCCTCCATGGCAGCTAAGGTGCAGCCTGTTGATAATGGAGACCAATTACGTACCCTGATTGCCATCATTGGGCAGGTAAAGATAATGGATCCGACCACGCAAGTGGAGCGATACCCCACCATGGAGGAACTCCAACATTTGGAGACATACAAAACAGCGGACAATCTATTGCGCGCTTACGGCAAGGCGGGGGTAATGATCCAAGACTGGATCACGCAATTCAAGTGAAGTTAATCACCCACGGTATTGCACATATTATACTCAACCCCTCCAGTTCCATTCTTTTATCTTATATTTACCATCACTGTACCCATTTATTAAGAAAAACTCCAGAGACCGGGATAATGCTAGTCGGAGCCACAACTTGCGCTGAAGTAACAGGGGAGCCAGATGTCCATGGGGGAATGGTTGCTTTCGCCGGTGATTTGCGAGTGGATTATCCTGTAACCATCACATCGGGAATACGGCGCCAAGCTTGGAGTATAATAGTTGATCACGTGGAGAAAACACGAAAGCCGGTGTTCATGTACGCTTGGCTATTCGAGCATGTGATGCGTCATAGCCATTACAAGGGAATCGATCCATCCCTCCTGGCCAAGAATATTCATGACACGGAAACGCGTTTGTGGCGTGGGAGCTGGCCGGCAAGAGCTGATTTTGAGATGGAGAATTCAACTCCCACAAGCTTGGTTGTCGAAGATGGTCGCATTCACTGGACATTACAATCCCCTAATGGCAACATCACAGTCTACATCAAAGGAACAATCTATTTGGCATTATCTCGGCTGCGACCATCTACTTTTGAAAGCATGCATCTCCAATGCTATGTATTGGGAACGTTGCCCGAAAAGGCTGCTCAAATGCTTGCCCACCATAACAAAATGGCGAGACAGCTGGCTGATACAGTAGCTGCAGAAGACCAAGATCGGGAATCGGCACCAGGACCATCTGGGACCAAAATCTTGTCTGTATCTATGCCACTCCAGAAGTGATCATTCTCCACACAGTCAGCAAAATTATATCTTCTACTATTCACATTGTACTCGCTAACCTGTGCCATATTTGATTAACTAAATATTCATTACTAATTGTATCTGCACATATTTGTTATTTGCTATCACTCATACCGTATTTAGAAAAACCCAATTATGAAATTATTAAAACTTAGAGACCAGCTATAGTGTATCATAGTTGGCAAGCGTGATGGAGCGTCTTGATGTATCGTATGCGCGAGAATTTTATTACCCAGATACACATTTAAATACACCTTTGACCGACTATATCGCCCGATACAATACGGGTGGAATGACAAGTACTCGGAAAGAAATTACAAATACACGACTAGCATGGGAGACGTTAAATGCTTGGACTAATGCCCCTGTGCACATTAGAACTGATGCTCATAAGTTAATGGGGCAATTTCTACTTGAATTGAACAGAATTCGACAATCATCGTATAAAGTGGTCTTGACTCCTTGGTTCGATCTCTCCTTGGGAGCAGAAATATTGTCAGACCAACTGGCCGGGCTAGCTCATCAACATTCCCAATTAACTTATGGGTCAGTTAGGCTGTTACGACAAGTTGCCAGAGAGGAGTCAGACAAACGGTTATTAGCGATCAGGATCTTATTTCAGCGTGCAGTGGAAATGAACTCTCTATATCAAATTCATGGTTTGGCTCACGGCCTCCTAGAACGAAAAGAAGAGTGTCTAGTTCATCAAATAACATCAGAGCTAACGGTTTACCTTGGAGGAGTTGTTGTGCTATGGAAATGGAGATCTCAATGGTGGTTAACCGATCATTACTTCTTATTGTGTATCAGTGATGTGGTTTCCCAGAGATGCATTGCAACTAGCATGTGCTCTGTGGCGGCGCAAACACAGAGTCCCGGATATCCGTCAGAGCACCTGCTGTGGCAGGTTTATGCTTGGGGAGATGAATTGCTTGAATTCTTAGGCAACTGCGCCTATGATGCGATAAAATTGTATGAGAGCCTGATTGCGAGCATAATGCAGCTAAGATACCATGACATTGAGTTTCCAGACCCCTATGCATACAATCATGCAATCGAATCTGAGTTAGTGAGAGTGATTGGAGATCATCCGCATTTAATGATGACGTTTGCCACTCTCAGGAACAAATTACTGAGCAAAGATGTGTCGGATGAACACTTGACACAATTGTTTGGTCTGTTTCGGCACTGGGGACACCCGTTCGTTGACACATTAGAAGGAGCAGCAAAAGCAAGAGAAGTAGCTACAGCGACCAAAGTAATTTGTCCGAAAACCGTTATTTCGCTTGTATGTTCATTTAAGGCGATGGTATGTGAAGGATACAGATCAAAACACGGTGTTTGGCCAAACTTGGACATAAGCGCACTTCCTGATAGCACTGAGTTGTACCGAGCATTATCTAGCAATCGAGATATTGTTCGAACAAATCGAAGTTATGCCGAAACCCAGTGGTTGCTGGTAAAAGGGCTGAAAACATTTGAACAAGGTGACTCGATGTCAATACTAAACGTGCTAAATGATAAGGCGGCGTCATTACCATTGGATGAGTTTATTCAAGCAGCTCAGCACAACAGAAGGGGTAGGTGGACAGATAGAAGAGTCATTACCAACTGGATGAGGTCACACTACGATGATGTAGGGAAGACATTGCGTAGGTTCGACTCTCATGGAGTGGATCGTAATGATCGCCTCATTTTGGTCACCCCAAAGGAACGGGAACTAAAGATCGCACCAAGGCTGTTTTCCCTCATGCCATTAGGATTAAAGCTTTATTTGGGGCTATCAGAGCACCTATTGGCTGAATATATTCTGCCTCTGATACCTGAAATAACAATGACGGATGACGCATTGACGGTGCTAAAGAAGCAGTACACTGCGACTAAAGGATTACAAGTAGGCCGGCAGAAAGTAATTTCTACAGTTACAAATATAGACTTTCAAAAGTGGAACCTGCAATGGCGTTATGAGTCAACTAAAGATTGTTTCAAGTTTCTCGATGAATTATTTGGATTTGACCAATTATTCACTATGACTCATCAAGTGTTTTCTAGCTGTATTTTTGCGGTCGTTGACAATGCCGTAATGCCTCAAGTAGAGTCAGGGCAGCTGGTGTACAATGATAGATGTTGGTCAGGCCATCATGGCGGGTGTGAAGGGCTTCGGCAAAAGGCTTGGACACTTCTAACTGTAGCGGGAATCCGCACAGTTCTAAACAGAAACATGGTGCCATTTTACTTGCTTGGGCAAGGAGATAATCAAGTGCTTGTAACAGTTCAGCGAGTTCGCCATTGGGACGAACATGATCGAGTGACTCCGTACGAGTGGAACAGAGTTCGATTAGAGTTTTTACAAATAAGGCAGGAGTTGTTTGACTTCTTTAATCGATTAGGGCTGCCAATCAAGGAGGAAGAAACGTGGTCATCACGAACATCATTTGCGTATAGCAAAGACTACTATATATGTGGAAAACCCATGCCCATGTCATTGAAGAAAGGCTCTCGAATGTTTCACTTAGCAAATGAGGATTATCCGTCTTTGGAGAACTCCTTGTCGTCCATATATTCCAACGCTCAAGCAGCATGCGCCAGGGATTACTCACTAGTAGTTCCAGCAGTAGTGGCCAATACTGAGGCGAGCATTTGTATTGATTACCATATGACAAGGAGCCCAATTAGGTTGACATCACTGTACCCTGAGTTCCCTAATGAGATTGGAGATTGGATGATGGTGGCATATGATAAAGAAGGCAGATCAGTACGAATGTCAATACCGGAAGATGCTTGTAGACTCGCATGCAACTCGGACAGGAAGCGGCTTATCTGGGCTATGTTGAACTTGCCACCATCATTGGGCGGGTATCCCATCCAAGTGGCATTGGATTACTTTTCTCGAGGCTTCCCTGACAACCTGAGCACGGCGCTCACGCAACTATACATGATTAGATCTGCAGTCTCAGAGGAATGGAAGCAAGAGCTCGTGGGCAATATGATAAGGCCTTTATTGAGTGATAAAATTGATTACAATATGTTGTTCTCAGATCCTGTCTCAATTAATCTACTCAGCTCTCAGCGGCGAGATAATGTACTAAAAGGGATGGCTCGGTCAGCACTGCAGGACATGCCCTTTGTTGTGAACCCCATGGCAGTGACACTTATAGAGCTATCTTTAAACGATCAAGATGATTTAGTGGAGGCGTTGTCCACTATGACGCCGTTGGCGCCGATGCTGGCAGGTGATATCCTGGATGCTACAATTGTGGGGCAAGCCAAGAGTTTTCTGGGGCGGTTTGACTCAACTCGATCTCTACAAAAATTAGTTCGGCAAGTAACCTCCAAGCCAACTTGGGCCCCTCTGGCGCAGGCAGAATTAAATTATGCCCTAAGTGTTTTGCTCCAAATTGCGTGCTCACACCCTGACTTTAAGTCGGTATCCGCATGCCCGTCGTGCCATGCACAACTTCTGCGGGAATATGGCTGGAAGAACGAAACTATTGCGGGGGTAACAGTTCCGCATCCCTTGCACTTCACAGAGATGTATCGCCTCGACATTAGTTACTGTAATAACTGTCGATATGGCTTGCAGACAGATTATGTGTTTATTAAGGTAAATGAGCGAGTAAATCAGACGTCATCAATTATATGGAAAGAACTGGGGCCAATGGTGCCGTACTTCGGGTCTGCCACAAAAGAGAAGCTTGGAATTGTAAGGGACTACGTTATAAAGAATGTAGAATCAGGAGTACAGAGAGCTTTGAAGTTGCAGCGAGTCATAGGTTGGATGGTATCTGCCTCAGACCCATTGGCCGACCTAATTGAAAGATTATGTAAAGCAGTGACAGATGCTGATCCTAAACTATTGCAGTGTGTATTGACCTCGGTTTCAGGAAGCTGGGTACACAGGTATCATGACATGAGGTTGAGGCGAGGCGGTATGCTAAACAGCCTATACACCCCTGCGACACATATGTCCATATCTACAAATAAAATGGTCACTTACAGTCGAGGCGGAGCGAACTTTCCATTGCATTACCAGCAGCTTATGGTGTCAAGTCAGGCGGTTGCAATCTTAGATCTGCTTACTGTGGACTTGTCTTTGATAAATTTAGCCGGATATCATTGTCATATTGCGTGTACCGACTGTCTGCCGGTTTTGACTGATGAGCCAATCAAAGGGACTCAGATAATGACCAAGTGCACCATTCTTTCTGGGAAGAGAGTCCCCTCAATGTGGATAGACAGGGATTTGCTGCTGGAAAACTCACGACCTAGGCTACTAATGACTCGATCACGGCGCAGTGATCTATCAACTATTCCAGACGGCATCGGTCCAGATCTATACTATGCTATATTGGCACGGGAAATTGCAGCAAGTATTGTGAGTAGAGCTTCGCATTCTGAGAGCATCGATACAACAGAACATGATGTGTTACCTGCCGTGTGGTTCCGGAAAGTGTATGTACCAGAATTATGCATGTTCTTAATTATGGAATTACGGTTGTTATTGGCACGCCGATACCAGTTTACAAGATTAGCTGACAGTAGCGTCACAGATAAAGAAAGCCTCTCTTACAGCTTAACTCAGTGGTGGTTAACAACTTCTCCTCTGGCGGCATTTGCCCCGCTAAGTGGGATTTACTATTTTAGAGAACAAAGGCTAACAGTTACAAGCAGTGAACTTATGCCACATCACCCTCTTGGCGCTCCATACACTCTTGAACAAGTGCTGGCTGCATGTAAGAGGAATTTGATACAAGTATGTGTTTATATGCAGAGCAATAGTACAAACTACACATTATACTATAGGTGGAAGCAAACTCTGAGGTATTGGTTGAGCGATGTGAGCTCAGTGGAGCAGGTGTTGTTGAGCACTATGGCTGGACCGCTACTATCAAGAGCAAACCCCTTGACAGTGATTGATGCCGAGTGGAGGATGGTCCAAAAACTACACGAAATCTTAACTATGCAGCCGATTTCCGGAGTCAATTCTTTAGAAGATGAGGAGAGGTGGTTGAGTCATATCTATGATGAACTGTCTGGATTTACAGCAGCAAGTGGTAATCGTAATGTGGCGCAAAAACTGCTGCATAAGTGGCGATATGACACACAGATTACTTACATAGACATGACTTTAGACGCCTTCTTCAAGGCCGTTACTTTACCTGCTATTCTTCTGCCAACAAATGACGCTCCCACAATTGTGTTGTCTGACCTGCCACGAACATGCTCCCTCATTGGGGCTGACTTAATGGGGAGTCGGAGAACTATGAAATACGGTTACGACACCCCTACTCAGTTGCGTAGAAGATTTGAGTTGAATCCAGTGTTACATTCCTTGAAAGTAGTCACTGAAACGACTAGCGCCCCATACAAGTATTTAGGAGTGTTCCAGTATCTACAACTGCAGTTTGCAAACTACCATCACGTGTTGTGTGCGGGTGATGGAAGTGGCGGAGTGAGTGCTCTTATAATGCGACTTAATCCACTAATCAGAGTATACTACAATAGTATAATGGGAAACGAATCGCCTCTTCAACATAGTTTGCCTGACTATGCCCCACCCGCAGTAGAAAAATATGATCCAGGGTGTGGTATGCTAGAACATTTGCAGGAGAGTGTAGAGGGCTTTAGCGACATCACACTTCCACAGTTTGTTGAACAGATCACAAGGATAATCCCGAGGGATCATTTCGACCTACTCATATGTGATGCAGAGGGAGAGGGTATCAGCACTTTGCAACAGCAAATGATGGCTCTCCACAATCTATTGGAGCTAACTCGACGGGGTATAACTACTCGAAAAGCTGTGCTCATATACAAAACATATTTGACCAATTTGGAAGTTATGCAAGCAATGATGGCGATGGTTACGAGTTGTTATTGGCATGGAAAGATAATAAAGAGTTGGTTGTCATCATTGGGCTCACAGGAGGTGTTTGTTGTGGGGTTGACTCCGAAGGACACTCCTGATCATTATAAACTGTTCTTTGAGGGTCTGCGCTGGGAGCTGCGTGCTAATGACTTTTCTGGACGAGATAGCATCCCCTCTCCGTCAGAACTACCAGCATTGGAAGAAAGCATGTTGGCTACACTTCGGGAAGCTGCGGAGGCCTACTCCACTGCCCTGACTACTAACTTGAACTCCCAAGCAATTATCGCAAAGTGGAATTACCTGGCTCTGTCTTTTGGGGTGCCGTCACATCACCTTAAGTTTACTACTGAAGTGTCTTTGCTGCGGTATGCGATGGGGCGCCAAGGGAGTTTATATCAAAGCGATCTATTAATAAGCGGGCGAGATATGTTCCTGTATGGTCAGCGTATGACTTTAGATCTGACTAACGCCCAGTTCATCGGTGCGCAGATGATTGTGTTGGCAACCTGCTGCTTAGGGTCATGGGAACAACGAATTAAATATGCGTTGCACCCCCCAGACAATGCGTACCTGGTTGCATACTTAACAAACATGGGGACTTGGTTCATCACTCCAGCTCGATTATCCCCTTATGATGCTGAAATGATCTATGCCATTTCCAGAACAGCTTTTCATAAGGAATGCGCATTGTACAAGATAGACGCAGAATCATGGACAGGTAATGTAGGCAAAAACGTATATAGCAATCTCGGGATCATTTACCATCTTAAGAAGGCTCATCATTGCCGCAAGAGAGGAGAGTTTTCACTGATATTTGGAGATTCTGTTGCTGCACCTAAACTAAAGTACCCGTTTTACTTGGATCATAGTCAAATCTATCACGTATGTGGGAGGGGCATGTACATAAATAAGCTGTATCAACCATCCAACAGGGAGATTTGGAAAATCCTAAATAACAAGCAACTTCTTTAGCCGCCAAATAAAGCTATATTTAGAAAAACAAAACATCAATGGCAGCTACCTAAAACGGAGGAAAAAACTAAATACATCGTTACCCTCTTTTCACCAAAAAACCTTTTGTGTTCATTTTTTG